ATTGTTGCCAAAGACGCCTCGGCTCGCCTCTGACTCCATGTCCGTCCGCGCCACAAAACTAGTTGCAGTTGCGATCCTCGCGTTGAGCTGGGCTGCTCTTGCGGCTGGCTGCGTGACCATCGGCTATGACTTTCTGAAGCAGCAGGCAACCGTGACCTTCGACAGCAAGACAGTCAAAGAACCGACCAAGTGATCCCAAAGAACCGACCACAGCAAAAGCGGCAAGACACCGAGCGGCAACTGAAAGCCGCCGGCGTCAGCGATCCGGTGTGCTTGGTCGGTATTCGTGGCTACTTCCGCGACACGATGGGAGCCAAGGGCAAGAACGACCGGGGAATCTATGACGACGCCATCATCCTCGTTTCGCCCAATGTGCATGCGGCCTTCAATGCCAACGTCGATCCTGCCCGCAGCGGCAAGAACCCCAAGGTCGGCAAGGGCTACGCATCGCTCAAGCCGGGAGTCTGGCGCTACCGCATGGGCAAGCACGGCATCCGCAGCGGCAATCCCTACAAGGCTCTTGTCCAAGCGGCTCCAGTCACAGTCACACGCGACGGCGGCGCCGAAGATACCGGCTACTTTGGCATTAACATCCATCGAGGAGGCATCGCCCGCACCAACAGCGAAGGCTGCCAAACCCTGCCGCCCGCCCAATGGCCGGCGTTCATTGCCTTGGTGGATTCGGAACTCAAAAGGAACAACGCCAAGACCGTCAGCTACGTTTTAACACATCCGCGAAAAGACATCATTTAATATGGCTACCAAAACCATCGGCCAGCTCACGCAGGCCACAACCATCAACAACGCCGACGAGTTCGCCATCGAGCAGAGCGGCGTGACCAAGCGTGTTGCCGCTTCCGTAGTGCGCGGCGACATCGTCAATGCCAACATCAAGAGTGACGCGGCGATTGCCTACAGCAAGCTCGCAGCCCTCAACAGCGCCCAGATCCTCGTCGGCAACGGCAGCAACGTGCCAACGGCGGTCAGCGTGACCGGCGATGTGACGATCAGCAATGCGGGGGTGACGGCGATTGGCAGCGCCAAGGTGCTGCCGGCGATGTTGTCGCAGCCCTACACGCTGGCCACATCTGTTACATCTACCAGCGGCACCAGCATCGACTTCACCGGCATCCCATCTTGGGCCAAGCGGATTACGGTTTTATTTAGTGAGGTTTCATTGAGCGGAACCTCAAGCGTTCTCGTAAGAATGGGAACGTCTGGCGGCATCGTTTCGTCGAACTACCTTGCCACTGGAGGAGCATCAAGCGTCTCTGGATCAGCGGCAATTACAAGCACGGAGGGGTTTCCTATTTATATTTCGGATGCCGCAGGAGTTCTGTCTGGCTCTATTGTTATATCAAATATCACTGGGACAAACTGGATTGCTACACACGCAGGGAAAATCAGCACGGCAGTTTTTGTGACAGGCGGCGGAAGCTGCTCATTGGGAGGCGCCATTACTCAGGTCCGAATCACAACGGTCAACGGCACCGACACCTTTGACAACGGAACCATCAACATTTCCTACGAAGGCTAACCCATGCCCCTGAGCGACCAAGTCATCCGCGACGGCGACCAAGGTTTTCTCGGCTTTGCCAGCCGCTTGAATCCCTTGACGCTGCCTGCTGGCGTCTTGCAGCTCTCGGAGAACATGCGTCTGGATCGCGGTGTGGCGCAGACGCGCAAGGGTGCGAAGCGCATGGCGGACGGCATCAGCATCGCCTCGGCGCCGCTTACCGTTCCCTTCGTCCTGACCGCCGCGCCCAACGAGCCCGTCGTCCGCTCGGTCTACACCGGCGGTGTGCTGGCCTCTTGCGTCTTCCGCTCGCCCGATGCCATTAACAGCAACGAGATCGTCGTGCTGGCTGGCGGCGATCGCGCCTATGCGCTGCTCCTCGATGACAGCGAGGTCATCGCTGGCGTCTGGTCTGGCGGTCTTTGGGTCACGAATGGCGGCGACGAGATCGTGACCGAGAACGGCGACAGCATCACCTTCAGCGCCCTCTCGACCGAGATCACCTACCCGACAACGCCAGATGAGGTTGTCGAGCCGAGCGATAAGGTTTCCATGGTGCAAGCCTTCGACCGCTTGTATCTGCTCCGCGAGGCTGACAACAGCCGCACCGAATACAATTCGCGCAACATCACGGCTGGCGGCATTACCGTGAGCACCACGACCGCGACTGTTAACCTGACTGCGCACGGCTATCCGGTCGGCGCCCGAGTGCGTCTGGTCGGCAGTAGCACACCGGCCTTTGACGGTCACGAATACGATATTGTCACGGCGGCGACCGACAGCTTTACCATCACGGTGCCCGCCGGCACGGCGACCGATTCCGCGACCAGCGGACGCACGGTGCGCCGAGTAAAAGCGCCCCTCTACTGGGATGGAACCGGCACGGCATTTGTCCGCAGCCCCGCAGGCGTTCCAGCCGAAGGTCCGAGCTACCGCCGGATGCCCAGCGTGGCGTGGGCTAACTACATCAACAATCGCCTCATTCTGCCCGATGGCCGCGATCAGGTGATGCTTTCCGATATTTTGGAGCCAAATCTTTACGATCCTTTCTGGGCCAGCTTCCGCGCCAACAAGGGCAGCAATGACGTTGTCGTCGCGGTGCATGCGTGGGTCGATAACTCGGCACTGGTATTTTGTAGAAAATCCATCTGGCTGGCGACCATCAGCCAGTTCTCCTCGACCAACGGCGCTGGCATGGAGATCGACACGGCCGTCAGCAATCTCGCGCTACTCACCGATGAAGTCGGCTGCGCGGCCCGCCGGACGATCCAGACGGCGGGGCAGTTTGTTTATTTCCTAAGTGACGCCGGTGTCTACCGCCTCGACGCAAGGTTGGATCTCAAGTTGCGCGGCGACACCCGCCCGCTGTCGGATTCCATCGCGGACAAGTTACAAGAACTCAACGCCTCGCTGCTCAGTAACTCGGTCGGGCTTTGGTATAACAACCGCTACTTCCTCGCCGTCCCGCTGGCCGGTGCCGACAACAACAATGGTGTCTTCATCTACAACGCCATCAACGGCGACAACGGCATGTGGGAAACCCGCGACATTTACGGATTCGGCGTGGATAACTTCCTCGTCGCCACCTACCAGAACGAGCGCCGTCTCTTCGTTACCAATCAGGGCGGCAAGATGTTCATGCTCGATGAGCTGGAAGCCGGTGACGATGCGCCTGACAGCAGTGTTGAGGGTTACGTTGGCACGGTCCCCGGCAGGATCATCACTCGTCGCCTCAACTTCGGCGAGATGAGCAGCAAGCGATTCCTGCGCTCGGTCGCCGATGTCATCATCCCCAACGGCGGCGGAATCACGACCACCGTGAGCGTCATCGACCCCGACAAGAGCGAAACCATCGGCAGCATCAGTAACAGCAGCGGCGTCACTGAGGACTATCACCTCAAGTCCCCGATCCGCTTCAAGGCGCACGCGGCGGAATTGACCTTCACTACTACCGGCCAGCGCCCGCAGATCCGCTCGGCCGCTATCGAGGCATCGCCCAAGTCGCTGCCCGCAACTTTAACACGCAACGAATCATAATATGGCAACACTCACAACTACCCCGATCAAGGTCTTTGTCTCCGGCGAGACCGTCACGCCGACCAAACTTAACGAACTCAGCCAGTCCACCGTGGCGTTGACGGCTGGGACGATTGTGGCGGCGGACATCGCTTCGGACGCCGTGACCAACGTGAAGATCGCCAGCGGCGTGGATGCGTCGAAGCTAACGACCGGAACGCTGCCGATTGCGCGGATTGCGGATGCGGCAGTGACTGCGTCGAAATTGGCGCCGAAGGTGACGTTTCCGAATTACGGGGCAACATCACAACTTTCATACACATCTGGTTCTGTTTCACAGGCGGCAACCGACGGGTTTCTCATGGTTCATGTCGTTGGCTCATTCATGAACGGCATTGGCGTATATGTCGGCACATCAAGCTCGCCAAATACTTTAGTTTGGAAATCTGGAGACGACATTAACAGTAACACAAAAACAGCAAGCTCTGGGCTATTGCCAATTCCAAAAGACACTTACTATAAAATCCAAACAGACAATGTAGCCGGGAATTCCATTGGAGGAGTTGTGTATGGATTTGAAACCGTTGAAGTGTATTGGATTCCAGTTCTTACCTAATGACCCCATGGCAAATCGCAAAAGCATGGCAAGACGAGCGCGACGCGACCAAGGATTTCTGGGAACTCCTCGGCGAGCATCTGTCGTCCGGCCTCGTATGGAACAGCGCGAAGACCTTCCTGCTGGCCAGCGAGACACGCTGGAATGCGGAGGAGGAAACCTTTGAAAGCGGCGAGCCGAATTGCTGGTTCGTGCGCTTGGCTGCTGCTGCTGGCCACGCAACTCCTGTGCGGGAGTTTCTGCGCGTGGCGCCTCGGCCGCACCAATATGTCGCATGGTATCGCCGGCAACAATTTGAACCCCGGATTTACCGCTGGGATAAACTAATGAAGAAAGTAGGAGGACAATAATATGGGTGGAGGAGGAAGAAGCGCGCCCGCGCCACAACCAGTTCCGGCAGCTCCGGCGCCGATTGATTACGACAAGATGGCCGCCGCAAGTATTCGCGTGGCACAAGCTCAGACCGCAGCCGAAGAAGCGGCGATCAAAAGGCTTTACCCCGAATACATCAAAATGCAATTCGGCACGGCGGATCAGCTCGCCGGCCGTCTGGACAATGATTACCTCGCCCGGACTCGCGGCGTCATCGGTGAGGAGCTGCAAGCGGCTTCGGCGCCTAATGCCATCGAGGCGATGTTGCAGCGGGATGCCGAAGCAGAACTCGCGCTTGGCCGCTCGCTCTCACCGGAGCAGACCCGCGAGGCGACTCAGTCGGCGCGGGCTGCCATGGCGGCGCGTGGCATGGCGACAAGCAACGCAGGGATCGGCGCCGAGCTGCTCAACCGGGATGCCTATGCGACCGCTCGGCAGGATCAGCGGCGGGCTTTCGCCTCGGGCGTCAACCAGATGGACCTTGCACGCCGTCAGCGGCGCGTAGGATTGGCGGGAGCCTACGGCGAAACTGATCCGTTCCGTCAGGCGATTGGTCCGGCGTTTGGGCTGGGGCAAAGCACGCTGTCCACTACGACCGGACAGGTCGGCAACATCTTCGGCGGGTCGCTGCAACAAGCGGGTAACGTCGCCTCTTTCAATGAAAATATGGCAGCCAGCCGATACAACTCGGTGATGAATAACAACGCGGCACTGCAATCTGCTTCGATGCAGGCCAATGCCACCGGACAGGCTGGCATGATGGGCATGATCGGCTCGGGCGTGGGCGCGGCCGTGGGTATCGGCGCTATCGCAATCTGATGGATCTAATCAAAGAGACTTGTCGCAAGGTGGAGCGTTGGCTGGACCAATGCGCCAACCCTGTCGTCCTCTGGAGCGGCGGCAAGGACAGCACGGCAATGCTGCACCTCATCCGCTACGAGGTCGGCGCCAAGCTGCCTGTCATCCAGTGGCGCGAGCCTCGGTTCCGCAGCCGCTACGCGCACAGCGACCGGCTGGCCAATGCGTGGG